CTGGGTCATGTGCGGGCGGCGTGATCGGCGCGGGAGCCGGTTCAACCGGCCCGTTTGCCGGGGGCGCATGGTCCTCGGTTTCATCAGCAGGGTCTTCATTGGCGGTGGTCGCTTCGGGCTTCATGGTCAACTCCTTGAGCGGTTGGGATTGGGCGGTGCGCCGGGGCGTCGTGGTGCGGCCAAATCCGCGCCCATTCACGAGGGCGGTGAAGGCCGCGAAAGCGGAGGTCGGATCAGAGACTTGGTCGGCGAGCCCGGCCGCGACGGCGTCCGCGCCGCGATAACACTCGGCCTCGGTTGCCAGCGCCGCGTCGGCCGTCAGACGACGACCGCGCCCAGCGCCGACCGTTTCGGCGAAGAGTTTGCGGATGCCATCGATTTCGCCCTGAATGCGCGCTCGCACCGAGTCTGGCAGGGGTTCATAGGGATTGCCGTCAACCTTGTGCGCGCCGGAATGGATCAGTGTTACCGTCACGCCGGCGTCCGAGAGCTGGCCACTGAGATCGGCATGCATCACGACAACGCCGATGCTGCCGACCGCGCCGGTGCGCGGCAGGATGATGCGGTCGGCCTGCGATGCCAGCGCGTAGCCGGCCGAAAAGGCATGTTCGACCACGAAGGCCCAGACGGGCACGGCAGTTCGTGCGGCCCGGATCGCGTCCGCGAGGTCGAACACCCCGGCAACTTCGCCGCCAAAACTGTCGATCTCCAGCGCAATGCCACGCACCAGTGGATCGGATGCGGCCGCACCCAGCTGCGCAGAAATGCCCTCGTAGGAGGTCTGGCCTGATGACTGCCCGATCCAGGCCCCGCGATGGACCAGCACGCCGGAGATTTCAATCACGGCCACGCCATCCACCAAGGCGAAGGGCGTCTGGCCGTCGCGTTGATATTGATCGGCCAGACCATTGGTCAGGATCCCGGCACGGGTGGGCAGGGTGGCTTGGGTCAGGTTTTCCAGGGCGACGTCAGGTCCGGCAACCTGCATCGGGCGACCGAGGATCCTTGGTCCCAACCCCGACAGAAAGGCCATGGCCTTCGAGGGCTCAGCCAGCAGCGGGGTGTTGAAGGCGCGCTGGGCAATCTGGGCGTGGAACATCGTCGGTGGTCCTCTGGCCTTGCGACAGGCATTGATCTTGCGAAGAAGGGAGTTCGTGCCCATAGTAAGGCCAGCGTCCGAAAAGTAAGGAAACTGGCCATGCAGGAATCCACGATCACCACAAAGGGTCAAACCACGCTGCCCAAGGTTGTGCGGACCGCACTCGGTGTCGGGTCCGGCGACCGGGTGCGCTACATCATCCTCGATGGCGAGGTTCGGCTTTTGAAGGCGCGGCCGATTGCCAGCCTGGCGGGGCTTCTGGTCGAGCCGGGCCGCAAGCCGGTCAGCCTCGATGCGATGGAGGAGGCGATTGCCACTGGCGCGGCTGATGTGGCCAAGCCCACAAGATGATTGCCCTCGATACCAATGTTCTGGTGCGGTTCCTGACGCAGGATGACCCTGCGCAGTCGCGGGCGGCCACGGATCTGATCACAGGCCTGACTGCCGAGGCACCGGGATTTGTCTGCAGGGAGGTGATGGTCGAACTCGTCTGGGTGCTGGAGCGAGCCTATGGGTTGGACCGCGCTCAGGTGGCGGCGGCCATCGAAGGCCTGCTGGCCGCCACCGAGATCGAGGTCGAAGCGGCGGACGATGTTGGCTCGGCTCTCTATCGCTACCGCGACGATGGTTTCGGCTTTGCCGATTTGATGATCGCCGCGGCGTCGAAGCGCGCCGGGGCGGCCGTGCTGGTAACCTTTGACCGAAAGGCCGCTCAGCTCGTCGGGGTGCAACTGATCGTATCATGATCCGTTTCCGCCATCGGGAATGGCGTCCTGTTGAAGTGAAGACGCATCGGCTGAACTCGGGTCGCCGCCGTTCGGTTCAGTGCCGTTGCCGTCCGCCGCACCAGCACCCTGTGCGGGCGAACCCGGGCGGCGGAAATCCAGCCCCAGCCGCCGCTCCCGTTCGCGGTCACGGGCGATTTCGGCATCGACCTGCTCGGCGTCATAGCCACGCTCGGCGATGGCTTGGGTGCGGGATTTCAGCCCGGCTTCGATCTGAGCGATTTCGGCGTTGGCGTCTTTCAGGGGATCGACCCAATCCCATTTGGTCGGAAGCCAGCTGCAGGCGAGATACTCCGCGCGACGGCGATCATAGCCCGGAAGGCGCAACGTCCCCGCCAAAACCGCAGTGTCCATGAACCGCGCCCAGACCGGCCGGCACATCTGGAACACCATCACCGAATGCTGCCAGGCCGACACCCTGCGGCGAAACTCGATCAGCGAAAGCCGGGAATTCGAGAAGTTGCCCTTGGCACCGTCATTGCTGAGATACCCGTAAGGGATGCCCAGAGCCGCCGAGATCTGCAGCAGGGTCCGGTATTGGAACGGCTCGTAAGTCGAACCGGAATCTGCCGGGGCGCTGACAGTCACGTCCTCGCCAGGATCCAGACGGACGACTTGGCCCGGGGCGACCTCATATTCCTCGTCGGGCGGGGCAAGCGGATTGTCCGGTGCGGGCGATGTGACGAACATCGCATACATCGCCGCGACCTTTTTGCGGTCCAACTCTGCGTCGTCATACTGATCGAGCAGGAACAGCTTCACGATGGCGGGTGCGAACCGCGAGACGCCGCGCAATTGTCCCGCCTCCACCGGGTCAATGATGTGCAAGACCTCAGAGGCCGGAACCCGGACGGTTTCAACCGACAACCCAGGATCAGTGCTGTCGCCCGGGTGACGGCGCAGGAAGTGGAAGGCGATGCGTCGGCCGACCCGGTCAAACTCGATGCCCTGACGGATGATGTTGCCATTCACATCCACCGCGTTGTGGTTGAGAGGCAGCATCTCCGAAGGAAGCATCTGGATTTGCAGCGGAACCGAGAGCCCATCCTCAACGCGGCGCGGCCGAAAGCGCAGAAACACCTCGCCGGTCATGAACACTTCGCGGGCTGCGCGGCGCTGCAACCCGTAGAAATCCGTCAACCCTTCGGCGTCGGCATCATCGGTCCAGGCCAGCCAGAGGCGCTGCACCGCATCCTTGCGCGGGGACTGTTCGATGCTGGAATTTGGGCTGATGCCATCGCCGACAGTGTTCGCCGCCCAGCTTTCGATGGCATTGGCAGCATAGCCGTTGTTGCGCACCAGCCAGCGGGCGCGGGCGTTCATCTCAGGGCCGGAGGCTGCGATCAGCGCGTTGACATGGGCACGCGAGGTGACAAAGCCCTTTAACCGGCGCTGGCTGGAGGTGGCGTCAAACCCGCCCGGTACGCCGAAGCCGCCGACCCATGCGCCAAGGCGGGTGCGCCAATTGGTCGAGACCATGATCACAAATCCTTGCTGGCGAAAGGCCGGGACACCCGCGACCGCGTCACGGTGGTGTCGGCCGCCGCGATCCTCCGTTCGAGATCGAAAATCGCCGTCGCAAGCTCGGCGTCGGATCCATAGCTGATCTGGCGGCCGTCATAGGTGATTGACCGAACCCCGCCGAAGCGCATGCCAAGGAGAGCGCTCAAGAGCGCCTGCATTTCTGCCAGAGTCATTGTCGCTACCTCATGTATTTCGGGGTCACCGCGCCCGAACGGCGGCGGCGGGGTGTAAGTACGGTTCCAGCGGTCGGGGCGGTCGGTTCGATGACTTCAGGTGCGGGGATGACTTTGGTTTCCACGCCAGCTTGGCCTTCCAGCGACCGCCATGTCGCCTCGTCCCAGCGATCCGCGCCGAGGATCCATGCTGCCGCCCGGGCATAGACCCGGCAGTCCAGGGCTTCGTTCCGCTCACGCATCTTCTGCCATTCCTGATGGCCGAAGCCGCGCTTGTTGCGGACTGTCACCATCTGCTCGGCCACCAGCTGCTTAAGCCATTCGGTATCAGCCCATGCGGGCAGGTGCATCGTGCCAGCCGCGTCGCAGACCCCCAGCGCCCGATCTTCATCGCTCGGCCGTTCCAACCGCAGAAAGCGGTAGG